TCTGGGTTGCTGCTGAACTGTTCAGGGTCATTGAAGTCCTCACCACTCTTGTCTCCAAAGTAGCTGAACATCTTGTGAGCAGCCACTGCCACTTTGGCCTTGGCCAACTGACGGCCAACTTCACTAGTGCCAGCCACTGCATAGGTAGTTTGGTTTGGTGTGAACGATATACGGCCATCACCGCCTTTATAAGGCTTACCTGGATGGAACAGGATATCTCCATAAACATAACCACGGAATTCTGTAGGAGTTGCCTTTTCAAAGATGGGCCACAGCGCAGCCATGTCGCCGGCAAATTTCTCACGCCAATCTTCACCTTTACCACGACTCATGATAAACTGTTTTAGTTCTTCGGGACTAGAGCTCTTGCCTTCCTCACGGCCCCAGTTGTTCTTGCCCACCATGCGGAATGTGCCATCCTCTTCACGGCCCCAATACACTGTGGGATTGCCGTCCCACTTGATAGTGATACTGGTTTCTGGACTGGCTAGATCTTTTAGTATCTGTATGGCTTTGACTGCACCATTAGTTTCTGTGAACACTAGATCTTCTAGGTGGTTGAACTCTCGTCCCACTTTCTTAGGAGCAGGCGCTTCATCTTCATAGATACTTTCATTTTTGTTGCGGCCAGCACAGTGCGCCTTCTGACTAAACCCTTTGGGATTAGAGCAGTTGATAGAGCTTTTGTATTTCTTGCTCCACTTTTCGGTTAGGAATTCAAATGCTCTCATTTTGCAATGTTTATCATTTTACGCATCCAACCAATACTGCCTGGCTGGTAGCTTTCAAAGGCTTCTTTCTTTGGCAGCTCAATGTTCTGCTTGCCCAGTGTTTCTCTAGCACCCGCAATTAGTTCTTCGTAGTTGGGTAGTTTCTTGATATAGGCTAAGATAGCGTCAACTGAACGAATGTCTTTGACTGTGGCTGTTTGTCCTAACAACTGTTTGGCAATGTTGTTCCAATCGTTGCCATCTGGCAGTAGTTCATCAGTAGTTGCATTAAGTAAGCCATGCTTGGGACTGTACTTCATGCCCTTAGCACGAGCAATTGAGCTTAACACAATATGACGATGCTCGCCACGATATTCACCTTGACCACCAATCATTGAGCCTTGTTGGAATAACGGGTTAGCTGAAAACATAAAGTCAGCTTGCACAAAGCCATTTGATGGATCACCGTTGATGGGCGTTTTCCAATGCACATTGTCTCCGCTGAGTTTGACATTCTCTTTGCCAAATTGTGCAATTAACTTGTCAGCAAATTCTTTTTTGTTTACTTCGTTGGCATCTACTGAAAGGTCTAGATCACCGGAACTGTTGCGCTCAAATGTACCATCTGGGTCTTCTTTGCGGCCAGTAGTACCTAACCATTTTACAGGCTTCTTGTCATCTGCGTGTTTTTCTTTGGTAAAGTCTAGACCTGTGATTTTTTCAATATAGGCCACAGTGGCCTCAACATCGCTGGTAGCAATGCGCTGTGTTAGTGGTTTTTTATCGGCATCTTTGAATACATTGCCGCCTTCAAATAGATTACTCATTGTCATTGGATTCTTCTAGTTTCTTTTTGGCTCTACGTGATTCTGCAATTCTTCGTACACCACGGGTAAATTTACTAGGATCTTGCCCTTTAATAGCATTGATAAGGCGGCGCTCAAGCTCGTCCGCTGAATCAGCATCGTAATGCTTGTGTATGCTTTCCAACAGATTAATAGCAGAATTAATGATGTTAGTGGCACGGCTTTCAATCAACGAATCCGTATTGCGTACTTCGGCAATTTCATTAAGTTCCTGCAGAATTGATCTGGTACGAAGTTTCATAAATTATTTCCTATGTTGTATTTAACTCATTTTAAACAATAATAACATTGTACTGAAAAATGTGCAGTCGCACGAGCCCGGACTAAATACTATCAGTAGAAACCAGTAGTCTACACAAACACACAGGAAAACACAATGAAATACCTATCAGAAAAAATGCTAGCCATCCTAGAACGTCTATCCGAAATGTTCCCAGGTAGCAGTTATCAATCAAGTCTAGATGCTTATCTAGCAACCAAAGGCATTACCGATGCCGCACAGTTGGAAAACTATATCCAACAATACAATTCTCAAAAGGAAACTTATCTATGAAATCCGTCTTAAACTCAATTTGGTCATTTTTAGAATCATTTGCACAAGCCCGTGCTGCCGCCAGTCTTGCTCGTCAAGGCCGAGTAGAAGAAGCCAAAGCAGTATACAAAAACTAATAAATATTGGCATGAACTTGGTGTATATTCACGGGGCTAATGCCACCAGCGAAAGCTTCAATTATATCCGAAGCAAAATTGGTGATGGTATAGACGTTAATTACGACAGTCGCAATGGGTTTGAAAACAATCTAGCGGCCATGAAAATTAGTCTAATGGCCACTAAAAATATCTGCTTTATAGCTCATAGTTTAGGCGGTATATACGCATTACATCTAGCCAATGCCATGCCCGATGTAGTCAAAGGTGCTATTACATTAAGCACACCCTATGGTGGTGCTGAAGTAGCGGACTATGCTCAATACTTCTTGCCATTCAGCAGACTGATGCGTGATATTGGTCCTAGTTCGTGGGTAATGAAGCAGGCAAGGAACATCAAGATACAGCATCCTTGGACCAACATAGTCACAATAAAGGGGCAAAGCCCTTTTATGCATGAGCCCAATGACGGCGTTGTGACCATTGCCAGTCAAAGGTATCATGAGGATATGGAATTAGTGGACGTTGAATACAACCACTATGAAGTAGTGCTCAGTGACGAAGTGGTTGGATTTATCAAAGAACGAGTAAAAAAGTTCGGAAAATAAGTTGCTTTTCAGTCGCAGAGCATATATAATAAACTAACAACGAAATAGAAGTAGTTGTTAGCAACAGACATTAACACACAGGAGATTATTATGTCAGAAATTTTTACAACACCAAAGCTACCAGAAGTTAAATTCAACAAGAACGGCTACGAAATCCGTACAGACATCTTGGGCATGGCCAAGAGCCTAGTACAAGAAGACTTTCATGTCAAATTCCAAGGTTGGGAAATGACTGCTAAACGTGACGAGAAGACTGGTCAAATCGTTAGTAAAATCGATATGCCAGAATATCCAGGTTTAGACAAAGTATTAGAAACCGCCGAAAAGATGTATTCATTTGTTAACAGCGGCGTAAAGAAATAATATACGCTCGTAGAGCAATATAGTGGTAAAAGAAAAGCACCTTCGGGTGCTTTTTCTTTATCTAACTGTGGCTAACTTAAAGAATCGCAGTATCGAAATATACATCCAACCTAGATCGAACTCATACCATTTCTGGCTGAACTTGGCGTTAGCACCATCTGCATGATGATTGTTGTGTAGTTCTTCTCCACCTATCCATACAGCCCACGGAATGATATTGCGGCTGGTGTCTTTGGTATCTGTGTTGCGATATCCCCACCAATGACTAAGTCCGTTAACTACTCCAGCTGCCCAGAACGGAATCCATATCATTTGAATACCCCACACTACCAGTCCCCACGGTCCAAAGAGCAAAAGGTCTATGACCAACATTAAAAGAATACCTGAGCGACTGTGTGCGGAGTAAAGGTTGCGTTCGATCCAATCATTAGGGCAGTCCTTGCTCAAGGAGTCAACCATAGCTGTGTCTTTGCTGGCTGAATGATAAAGAAATGCTCCGCCAAATAGCACACGCCAAATGCCGTAGATCTGTGGACTATGTGGATCACCTTCTTGATCCGAACGCTGATGATGTTTGCGATGTATGGCTACCCATTGACGAGTGACCATGCCTGTTGTCAGCCAAAGCCAGGCTCGCATAACGTGGTTAACAGCAGGGTGAAATTGGACGGCTCTGTGTGTTTGGCTTCTGTGCAAATACAAGGTCACACAGGCTATAGTGATTTGTACCATCACTAGGGTATAGATTATTATGTTCATTGTTTACTTATCCGGTTGACAACTGTTCAAAATAATGCTATAATATGGTATGAAAAACAAACTTAT